GCCTACACGTACGTACCTACACGCAGTGGGGTTGAAGGATGCCAACTTTGAAGATGTGCATGACATATACCCTTGGATGCCGAAAGCGCTCCGTCCTTACATAAAAAATATGCCTATAAAAGTATTAACGGGCTACTACATGAAGCCGATACAAGATAAATTGTTTGACGCCAACACCAACGAGCAGCGGCTAAAGGTAGCGGAACAGCTAGAACACTGGGTATCAGATTTGTATGTTGCGAACACTAGGCACAAGAAGGATACTCGGGAACGTAACAACGACAACCGAGATTACAGGGCTACCATGCAGCTTTATAAAGCATCCGTTGATGCAATGAGAAAAGGTAATGGGCACGATTGGAAAACGGTCAAATAAAGGAGAGCAAAAATGCAACAAGGTAGAACAGCGGGCAAGTCGTTTAGACCGCAAACGTTTAAAGACTTCTATGACTCACCACACCCAGTACAATCTAAGATTGCTCGGGTAATTGCACGGGCGAAGAAAGGTCTAACGGCGTATGAGATACAAGACCTAGCCGGATGCAGTGTGTACTCCGTGCGCACTGTACTGAAAACCATGAAGGCTATCGAGGGCGTATACATTGTCGGTTGGCGGCGTACAGCACCCACAGCACTAACAGCCCTTTACGCAATGGGATCGTTACCTGATGTAGAGAAGCCCGCGTCAGTGCGCGATCAGGAGTTGGTGCGTAAGAAGGTGGGAAAATTTATTATCACGCCGGTGGCGGCGGTTGAAGCTAGCCCTGAGATGCTGCACTACAAAGCACTAGCCGAAGCCCTCGTGCCGAAACGCAACGAGCAAGAGCAACGGGAAGTGAACAGTATGTATCTGAACCACATCAGCGGAGGAGCATATGGCTAAGCAACCACAAACACCACAGGATCTCATCAAGAATAAGCTCGACACCGCTAACGGTAATAAGTCAGTGCTAGAAGAAGCGAAGACCATTATCTACGGCGACAGGGAGAAGACTTACGGGCACCCATCAAAAAACCTACGCACCATTGCGAGCATGTGGAACGCATACTTAGATTCAGTAGGCGACAGGGAACTCACAGCCCAAGATGTTAGCGTGATGATGGTGCTATTAAAGAGCGCGCGTCTAGCCAATGACCCAAGCCACCGTGACTCTGTCGTGGATATATGTGGGTACGCGGCATTGATTGAACGTTGTGGAGAAGTGTGATGGGTTTAATTTTTATAGATGAGGGAGGTGCTCATGATTACGGGATTGTTAACACATAATAGCGTTGTGCCTGAAAAGAGGTTGCTCGCGGCGATTATTGCTAAGGCGATTACAGATTGTTGCGAACGCCCGGTGGGGGGTAAAAAAGACCCCAAACTTTCTACGGAGGCTCATGGCGCGATGCGGTTTTTATTTATCGATAACTTTATGTGCCAACTGTATTTTGAGCTTCTCGATATCGACTTACCGTCGTTCCGGACTCACTTAGTGGCTACGATGCACATCGATAAAGACACAAAGCAGATCTCGGGCAAACAAAGACGCGCTTTCCGTTCGAACTACGCTCGATTCGCTCCCGCGAGCGGAGAAAGAATATGGCAATGACCCCCGAGGCGAAAGTCAAAGCAAAGGTACGCAAGATCCTAGATAGCTACAGTACGTATTACTTTATGCCGATCGGTGGGCCATATGCCTCAAGGGGTGTGCCAGATATTGTGGGTAGCTACAAGGGTAAGTTCTTTGCGATCGAGTGCAAGGCAGGTAAGGGTAAGCTATCAATGTTGCAAGAACGCGCTTTACGACTCATTAATGAATCAGGTGCCCGCGCAATTATGGTAAACGAAGACAACTTAGATGATGTGGTTACGATGCTGGAGAGCTTGTGATGGATTTAATTACGCTCGATTTTGAAACGCTGTACGACAACGAGTACTCACTGAAAAAATTAACCACCGAAGCATACATACGTGACCCACGTTTTGAGGTTATTGGTTTCGCGGCTAAGGTTAACGACGGCCCCACCCAGTGGTACACAGGTGACAAAGAGCAGATCAAGCGGGCACTGGGGGAGTTTGACTGGGGCAAGAGCGCGTTACTTGCACAGAACACGATGTTTGATGCGGGCATACTGTCGTTCATATTTGGTATACACCCCAAGCGGATGTTAGACACGATGTGCATAGGGCGCGCCGCACTTGGTGTGGATGTGAGTGTGTCGTTGGCTAGTTTGGCTAAGCATTACGGGGTCGGTGAGAAAGGTGATGAGATTATTCATGCGCTAGGTAAGCGCCGGTTAGACTTCGCCCCTGACGAGCTCGAGCGGTACGCAGGGTATTGCATCAATGACGTGAATTTAACGTACGCCATTTATCAGCAGATGATAGCCGATGGGTTCCCGCTGGGTGAGTTGAAGTTGATTGACATGACCCTGCGTACGTTTACCCGCCCCCTGCTACACCTTGATGCTGAGTTACTGAAAACACATTTACAGGATGTACGAGATAGCAAGAAGGACCACCTGATAGCCGCACTAAAAGCCGTTGGTCGTGAGGACTTAGCCGCAGTGGCTATTATTGGTGGCGATACACACGAGGAGATACAGAAGGTACTGCGCTCGAACGATAAGTTTGCCAGCCTCTTGGAGTCATTGGGTGTGGTGCCACCGACAAAGATAAGCCCCACGACAGGTAAGCTAGCATGGGCATTTGCTAAGACTGATGACGGGTTTAAGGCATTGCAAGAGCATGACAACATTCGTGTGCAAACACTAGCCGCGGCTCGCTTAGGGGTTAAGACCACATTGGAAGAGACCCGCACTGAACGGTTTATTGATATGGCTACACGTGGGGCGTTCCCGATACCGCTTAAGTACGCAGGGGCTAGGACGTTTCGCTGGTCAGGTATGGAAGCTGTAAATATGCAGAACCTACCGAGCCGTGGGGCTACCACACTTAAGCAAGCGATTCACGCACCTGAAGGCTACGTCATTGTTGGTGCTGACTTATCGAACATCGAGCTACGTGTGGGGTTGTGGTTGGCAGGGCAGATGGATAAGCTCAAGCAGTTGGGGGATGGTCGGGATCTGTATAAAGACTTTGCATCAAAAGTATTCGACACGCCCTATGATGATGTAACCAAAGAACAACGCTTTATTGGCAAGACCTCGCAGTTGAGTTTGATCTACGGGGTCGGTGCCGCCAAACTTCGTCAGGCTATTAAGGTCGGTTCTGGTACCGATATCGGTGAGGTTGAAGCCAAGCGTATTGTCGATCTGTACCGCGAGCAGTACTCTCATGTTAAGGATACGTGGGTTGATGGTGAGGATTGTTTGCACCGTATGTTGCATGGAGAAAAGCGTACGTATGGTAGGTCAGGGTTAGTGAAAGTTGAGGGTAAGGTCGGTTGTCTGTTACCATCAGGCTTACACCTGCGGTACCCCGGCTTGCAGTACCTATTGGAAGAAGGTAAGAAGAAGTGGGTGTACCGGACCCGCAAGGGTAAGGAGTATCTGTACGGCGCCAAGTTCTTTCAGGGGTTGGTTCAGAGCCTTGCGCGTTGTGTCATGGCCGAGCAGATGCTTGTGATTGATAAGCGATACCCAACGTTGTTGACGATTCACGATGCTGACTATATCCTTGTAAAGGAGGATGAGGCAGAGCAAGCAGTCGATTTCGTGCTGAAGGTAATGCGCACACCCCCCACATGGATGCCAGTTATACCGCTCGATGCGGAAGCTGGATTTGGTAAAACCCTTGCAGACTGTTGATGATTATGATGATGAGCGACTACATAGACTACACCCCCCACTTAATTACCACGAAACTAAATTTAAATCCATGCAAAACGCACTGTTATCGAATGATTATGATAAAGCACTAGAACTAGGTACCGAAGCACTGGTAGAATTGAGGATGGCTTTAACAACAGTTAGGGTTATACGAGAGGATACGCAGTCTAGGAGATGAAATGCCACAGGTAGCATGGTCGTACTCAGCACTTAAAACTTTTCAATCGTGCCCTAAGAAGTACTACCACTTAAAGGTGGTTAAGGATGTGAAGGAGTCACCCTCAGAGATTATGCTGTATGGGGTTGACGCGCACAAAGCTGCTGAGTTGTACATATCTGAGGATGTAGATATTCCCGGTAAGTACGAGTTTATGCGCAAGCAGTTAGACACCCTGAAGAATTTAGAAGGGGACAAGCACTGTGAGTATAAGTTCGGCCTTACCCGTGACATGCAACCGTGTGGGTTCTTTGATAAGGAAGTGTGGCTGCGCGGTGCGATTGACCTACTGATAATAAATGCGAAAACGAGCACTGCTCGAATGATTGACTATAAGTTTGGTAAATCCAAGAACGCCGATATCAGTCAGTTGCAGTTAATGTCGTTAGCAGTGTTTAAATTGTTCCCTCAGGTCACTAAAGTTAAAGCTGGACTGCTGTTCTGTCCTGAGGATAAAATGATACCAACGCAGTACCGAAGCGATGACGCCCCTAAGATGTGGATGGATTGGTTACCCGAGGTGTCACGGCTAGAGTCAGCGTATGAGACAGGTGTTTGGAACCCCGTACCATCAGGTTTGTGCAGGGCGTGGTGCCCTGTGGTGTCATGCGCACACAATGGCAAAAGATAACAGAGTGAGATTATCGCATATAAGAACCCTAAGAAGGACCGCCCGTATAAGCGAGAGTATGAGTTACAGAAAGAACGTGGTGAGCATGAAGGGCGCATGGAGCGACAACGTGCACGTAGGGATTACGATGCCAAGGGTATAGACCGCACGGGAAAAGATATTGACCATAAAAAAATGATCAGTAAAGGCGGTAAAAATTCTGATGGCACCCGCTTAGTATCCCCCAGTAAGAACCGCAGTAGAAATGGTAAGACGAAGACAAAGTCGAAATAAATATCTACCGCTCTAAGGATTCTAACAAGTCTTTAGATCAGTAGGTACCGGTGTTAGCGGCCGTAAGTGACGTTCCTTGGCAGGCTTCGCAGCTTGAAACCCGTGCTTTATCGGGGCCTACGCAAAACTTCAAAGACTACTTTGGAGCGATAAGCTATTGAGGAAGAGAGATGGAAGTAATCGAAAACAAAGCGCTTAAGATGCGCCTACGTAACCCAAAGCGGGTAACAGAAGTTATCCCAAAGAGCAAGATACTCGCAACACACGAGGATGGTTCCGCAGATGTGCTAGTGTATTGGGGTATCGAGGAAGCGCAGGTATTAAAAAACCTACGTATTAAGAACGTGCCATCCCCCATAGTTGCGAAGTACAAGTGGCCGGGCACTCGCGAACCGTTTACCCACCAGAAACAAACATCAGCCTTCCTGACACTAAACCGTAGGGCGTTTGTATTTAACGATCCGGGCACCGGTAAAACGTTAAGCATGATCTGGGCGGCGGACTACTTAATGAAGTTAGGTATTATCAAACGAGCGCTTGTGATATGCCCAGTGTCGGTGATGCGAGCTGCATGGGTGGCTGATTTGTTTCACGGAGCCATGCACCGGAGTGTAGATGTAGCGCATGGTACTCGTGAGCAACGCAAAGCAGTTATTGCCGAACAGGCAGACTTCACAATCATTAACTTTGATGGTATCGAGATCGTCAGTAAAGAGTTGATTGCGGCTGACTATGACCTAATCATTATTGATGAAGCCAACTATGTGAAGACTGCCACAACCAATCGGTGGAAAGCAATTAATAAGTTAGTTCGTCCAGACACATGGTTGTGGATGGCCACAGGTACCCCCGCTTCGCAGTCACCGCTAGATGCTTACGGGCTTGCAAAGATGATGAACCCTGCGTCTGCACCTAGGTCGTTTGGATTGTATCGCGATATGGTGATGTCAAAAATTACCACGTTTAAATGGGTACCTAAGCGCTCAGCGATTGATGTGGTTAATCGCATCCTGCAGCCTGCTATACGGTTTACCAAAGATGATTGCCTAGACTTACCAGACATCATATACACCACACGGGACGTACCACTTACCAAACAACAGTTCAAGCTCTATGAGCAGCTACGTAAGAACATGGCAGCACAAGCGGCAGGTGAAACCATTAGCGCGGTGAACGCGGCGGTGGGGCTACAGAAATTATTGCAGGTCAGTTGTGGCGCAGTGTATTCAGATGACAAAGCAACGGTAGAGCTAGACATCAGCGAACGGTTCAATGTGTTACGTGAAGTCATCGACGGGACTGCCAACAAAGTACTTGTGTTTGTGCCATACACCAACACCCTTGAGCTACTACAAGAGAAACTGCTAGCCAAGAACTACACGGTGGACACGATATACGGCAAGGTATCTGCTAACAAACGTGCTGATATTATTAAGCGCTTCCAAGAGCAAGTCGAACCCAAGGTGCTTGTCATCCAACCTCAAGCGGCGTCACACGGTATCACACTACACGCCGCAGATACGATTGTTTGGTGGGGTCCCATCATGTCATACGAGACCTATGTGCAAGCAAACGCACGTATCCACCGTGCGGGACAAAAGAACAAATGCCTAGTCGTGCGCTTGCAGGGGAGCCCCGTAGAACAGAAACGCTACAAGGCGTTAGACACTTGTGAAGACACCAACGAAAGTTTGTTAGAAATGTTTGAAGAAGTATTGACAATGTAAAGAAGTACCTTTACAATATAAGTTCATTAGGGAGAGAGCCATGGACGCAACAGCAGACAAGTTAGTTAAAGCATACATCAAAATGCGGGACTTCCGGTCCCAATTGAAGTCGCAGTACGAAGAGCAAGACGGCACGATCAAAGAGCAAATGGAGTTGGTAGAGAGTCAGTTGCTCGACCTATGCAAAACCACCGGTGTAGATAGCCTACGTACCAAATTTGGTACGGTATCACGTACGGTGCAAACAAGGTATTGGCCGGGTGATTGGGAGGCAATGCACAAATTTATCATGGAGAACAACGCACCGGACCTGTTAGAGCGCCGTATATCTCAGATCCAGATGCGTGAGTTTATTAAGGAAAACCCTGACGCGATGCCTATTGGGCTTAACGTCGACAACCGGTACACCGTATCAGTACGAAGGAGTAAAGCATGATTATCGAACGCCCCATGAGTACCGCTCAGGTAGCAAAGACCATAGGTGTTAGCCGAGCCACCATACTAACCATGGCTCGCAGAGCAGTAGACCCGTTGCCAAGTATGAAGGTAGGCGCACACTATCGGTTCTTTTGGAGTGATGTAGTTAAGTTCTTTGCAATACCCGCAGATAAAGTAGTAGACTCTAACCCCCCACTCGACAATGTTAAGGAGAGCTAATATGAGTGACCTCACTCTGTTTAAGAAAGATAAATTACCTGCATACCTCAAGAAGCTTGAGCGCGATGACATCACAAAGAGCATGTTGGGCTCAGGTGGTGTGCCTAAGATTTCGATCAAGGGTAGCGTGTTTCGCAAGATCGTTGGTGGTGAAGAAGTTATGAAGAACGAGGATCGTGCCATGAACATGGTGATCCTTAACAGCGCCCCAACGGAATACCGCACGTTCTACGCAGGTGTGTTTAGAGAAGGTGAGAACAACGGCCCTGCTTGCTGGTCGTCAGATGGTGTGGCGCCAGACGCCGCAGTTGAAAACCCACAAAGCTCACGGTGTGATTCGTGCCAGCAGAATATCAAGGGGTCAGGTCAAGGTGAGAGCCGTGCGTGTCGTTACAGCCGGTATCTGGCAGTGGCATTAGAGAACGACCTTGAGGGTGATGTGTTGCAGTTGGTGCTACCTTCGCAGTCAGTGTTTGGTAAGGGTGATAAAGGTAAGTTACCACTACGCCAGTACGCAAAGTTTCTTGATGCGCACACCCTGCCTATCACGGCGGTGGTTACTGAAATGCGGTTTGACACAGACTCAGCCACACCAAAGTTAACCTTCAAACCCATCCGTCCGCTTGAGGAAGATGAGTACACCATGTGCCGTGAACGCGCTCAGACTGTAGATGCGTTGGATGCAATCACCATGCGGTTTACTTCTAAGAAAGCCGCGGACACAGATAGTGTTGAAGTTGATGATGAAACCGCAGCCGTGGTCAAAGCCGCCGCGGCGAAACATGCTAAACCTGCAACCCCCGCAGATGACGCAGAGACCGAGCCCCGTGTACGTGGTAAGACGAAAGAAGAAGACGTCAAATCCGTGCTCGATCAGTGGGCTGATGACGACGAGTAAGTAGTCGTTTAGGGGGTAGCTTCGGCTACCCCATACCCTCAATTGGAGCACAAGATGCGCGGTTATTCTTATGAATTTTTAAATAGGGTACGCGCTCTGGCTAAATCGTCCTCGGCATCGAAAGGGTCTAAGTTGGGACTGAAGGCAATAGAGCGCGGTATCTCAGTTAGTTATGTTGCGAAGGCTGTCGGTGTGTCACGTATGGCTGTTTATGATTGGTTTACGGGTCGGTACGAACCCAGCGCTGCTCACATGGAGAAGTTAGTAGCAGTGATCAAAAGTAAATAATCATAAATAGAGACGCACAATGACACCCGTAGAATTTTTCCGATTGGTTACACCCACAGAAGGGGTGTACTGCTTTGCCGGAATTGCAGGGGACAAGATCGAGCATGTATTTTTAGACTCGGTTGATGATCTAGCAGATATTGGGGACGCTGTCGTTGATGGGGTTAACCAGTATTTCACACCTGCTACTTTCAAAGAGCACGGCAAACGCACACAGGCTATGACGCAGAAGTTAAAAGCGTTCTGGCTAGACATTGACGCGGGTAAGGAGAAGGATGATAAGGCATACAAAACGCAAGATGACGCTATAGCGGCTATCGACAAGTTCATCGTTGACTCAGAGCTACCTGAACCATTATGGGTTAACTCAGGCAACGGTATCCACTTGTATTGGCCGATTAACAAAGAGCTAGACCCAGAGATCTGGAAGCCTATTGCGTTGCGACTACAGGCGTTAACCCAGAAGCATGGACTGCTCGTTGACACTTCATGCACCACGGACTCTGCACGACTACTACGCTATCCGGGATCAGGCAACTACAGGGACCCTGCCAACCCAAAGCCCACTAGCGTGATGACTGAGCAGTACACCGAGGTGGACTTAATAGAGTTTGCATCAAAGTTAGGACTAGGGGATGCGAGCAGTACCAGTGATACTAGCCATGCACCAGAAGAACTACCCTTTGATATACCTGAACACATTAAGTATGCAGATGACGCCACGACCAAAGCCATTGTTGGGGTCACCATATTTAAAAATATCATGGAGCGTTCAGATACCTGTGCACAGTTAGTACATATTAAGGAGCATCGAGTATCCCTACCGGAGCCTATGTGGAGAGCAGGGTTGTCGGTGGCACAGATTTGCGAGGATCGAGAGTTTGCTATACGGGAGATTTCAGAGGGGCACTCAGACTACAGTTTTGATGCGGCGAGTAAAAAAGCCTCACAGACCAATGGCCCATATACCTGCCAAGCGTTTGAGAGGGTTAACAGCGAAGCATGTCAGAAGTGTCCACACAGAGGGCGCATTGCCACCCCTGCGCAGTTGGGAAAATACGTACCCCCAGCAGTGACTGAAGAAGATCGTACGGTAGAGATTCCAGTACCCGATGCACCTGCTCACACAATACGTGCGGTGATCCCTGAGTACCCTGAGCCTTACTTCCGCCCTAAGGGTGGGGTGGGTGTACATAGAGTGATGAAGGTTTCCGGCGAGCCAGATACGTCCGTACAGATCTGTGAATACGATTTATATGTAACTCGTCGTATGAATGACCCCGATGTGGGGGAAGTGTTGTGGTTTCGGGCGCACCTACCGTTAGATGGTATTAGGGAGTTCAGTGTTCCCCTAGCCGATGCGGTTGCACGAGACAAACTCCGGGACGTATTTGCTAAACACGGCATCATGGCAACAGATACCAAGCAGGTCAGCGAATACTTAATGTACGTTAAAAAATGGTTGAGGCACTTACAAATGACAAAGCAAGCAGAGAAAGTTAGATCCCAGATGGGATGGACGGCAGACGGTACGTTTGTGGTCGGCACGAAAGAGTTGGTGGGTAACCAGCCTGAAGGGCAAGATATTATTTACGCCCCGCCTGCTGCACGAAACACCAACATTATTCCGGCGCTCACCGAGCGGGGGGACTTTCACAAGTGGAAGGAGGTGATTAATTTTTATGCCAATGAGGATATGGAAGCCTACGCGTTTGCGTTGTTCTTGAGTTTCGGTGCGCCTTTGATGCAGTTCACCACCCTGCGTGGGGGGCTATATAACCTAGTCAGTGAGCACTCGGGTATCGGTAAGTCATCGGCATTACTTGCGGCTAACAGTATTTGGGGTCATCCGTTTGATCTACTCATGCAGAAAGACGATACCTATAACGTGCGAATCCATCGTGCTGGGGTTATGCGTCACCTACCGTTGACGATCGACGAGATCACCAACATGAAACCCTTAGAGCTATCGGATCAGGTATACGCTAGCACATCCGGTCGGGGTAAGAACCGTATGGAGACTCACACCAATACTGAGCGACTTAACCTCACGTCATGGCAGACACCCACACTGACTACATCGAACAGCAGTGTGGCAGATAAGCTGTATATGAATAAGAGTTTCCCCGAAGGTGAACTGATGCGCGTGATTGAGGTAGAGGTAAAGCGCAGTAGTAAGTATCCGAAGGCATACACTGATATGCTGTTCCCACAACTTGAGCACAACTACGGTATGGCGTGGCTACCATACATGCGGTATATCATGAATCATCAAAGCGAAGTTATTGCGATGCTACGCCGCACACAGGAAAAAACCGATGCCGCCGCTAACCTGACTCAGCGTGAACGTATTTGGTCAACCATGGCCGCTATTGGTCTAACGGGCGGCACCATCGCGCACAGCCTAGGGTTGCATGATATTGACGTAGAGCGTATCGCACGGTGGGTGGCGGGTCATATGTTCGACACATCTAAGAACATCACACAGTCTAGCTCCGATGCTGAAGATCATATCGCCGCATACATGGCAGAGAACTACAACAACTTGCTGATGATCCGCAACGAACCCGCTGACGGTGACACGATGGTGGTGCCTATTGTTGAGCCTAGGGGTGAGCTGCTGATTCGTTGTGAGCCAGATACGCGCCGTATATTTATTGCAAGTGGTACGTTTAAGAAGTGGTGCGCGAAGAACCAGATCAATCACTCATCAGTATCTACTTCGTTAGCATCAAAAGGTGTCCGAGTTGAGTCTGTTAAAAAGCGTATGTCCAAGGGCACCGCGATCAGCATGCCTCCCATGAACGCCTTAATGATACAGATCCCCGATAACATAGCAGGGTCGGTGTTTGGTATCGACGAAATGGATAAGATTGATGAGGAAAAGAAAGAAGCAACCCTCCGTGCCATCGACTCACAAAGCTGAACGCCAGAGCCACGTAAAGCGTAGTGAATGTGTTATTGATACGGAGGGTATACAGTACGTCATCGACTGGGCTACCTTCCCTATCAACGGCTTTGTGTTTGTGAAATGCGTAGAGACCGATAAAGTAATGAAAACCCTACGTAGTAGTTCTGCTAACCGAGGTATAAGCCTAGCGCTCCGAGTGGGTGTTCGTAATGGATATTGGGGGGTTGGTGTTTGGCGCACTCGGTGATATACTAAATACGTACCGGTCCTCTCCTTCTGGTACAGGTTGTACCCATAGTGTCTCTCCTCCCCCTGAATCCCGGCTTCGTGCCGGGATTCTTTTATTTAAACTGGTTGCGCACCTTACCAATATCGGACAGCACATCGTTCTCTAGCTTGGATATATCCAGTAACCGCTTCCTACGCTCCTCTCCGGTCATATCAGAGGCTGAGCTTTCTAAGAATTGCTTCTCTGCGCGTAACCTACGTAGCACACGTAGTTTTTGATTGACATACGGCGCGGCGTCTAGCAGTTTCTGATTGTCTTTTAGGAATTCCGTCATGCGCTCAGGGTCGTTCACTAGCATGTTCTTGCCCGCTACCGCAGCGGCTACTTTTTCTCGGAACTCAAAGAAGTCATCCTTGGTGCGAGACCC